GTCAAGAAGAATTGGAAGTTTACTGCCACCATTACCCTAAAAGCTGTACGGAGAAATGTCAGAGAATTAGAAAGTACAGCATTAGAGCGGCAACCTCGGAAGGCTCACGCGGTAGCACGGCGAACTTACTTTATGTTGATGAGCTTAGAGAAATTAGCGAGGAAGCATGGCAGGCAGCCGTACCGCTAACGCGAACCACAGGCGGGCAGACTTGGGTAACTTCAAATGCTGGCAGCGAAGCTAGCACCGTTTTAAACAGCTTACGAACTCGCGCCATTATGAACCAGTCGCCGCGAATGGGCTGGTATGAATGGAGCGCGGCGGAAGGCTCACAAGTAAACCCGCCAGACATTCGAGCAATACAACAGGCTAACCCAGCGCTAGGACACTTAATAGACATTGAAAGCATTTTAGATAGCGCCAAATTTGATACAAAGGAAGCCTTTCAAACGGAAAGTTTATGTATGTTTGTAAGTAGTATGACTAGCCCTTGGAACATGGAAAAATGGAACGAGAGCGAAAGACAAGTAACCATGCAGGACGGGCTTCCTACTTACATGGGGTTAGACCTAAGTTTTAACCGCGAAAAAGCCTACCTAGTTAGCGTACAAGAACAGCCTGACAATAATTTAGCCGTGTTTGTCCATGAGTGGCACAAAGAAGGCGGAATAAATGACGTGTTACTAGCTGGAGAAATTGCCGAACTAGCTAGGCGCTTTAATCCGCGGGTAGTAGCTTATGACCCAAATACGGCGGGCTTTATTGCGCCGCACCTTGCCCGCGCTCAAGTGCAGACCAGCCCTAGCCCTTGGAGTGGAGCAAATTTTGCTATTTCATGTGACCAGACATTAAACGCTATGAACAGCGGGCGATTATTACACGCGGGGCAGGAAGTTATGTACGAACACTTAGTAGCTTGTGCCAGAAGACCAGCGGGGGACGGCGGCTGGAGAATTGCCCGACGCGCCGCGACTAATCCAATTAGCGCAGCTGTGGCTTTAGTTATGGCTGTCGGACACGCTACAACTCCACAAGCTGAAGCGGTTATAATGTCCGTTTGAGGCGCGACACGGTGAACACCGTTTCTTAGTGTTGCATAATTGGCAACAAAACAAAATTAGTTACATACTGGCATTATGGGTTTACTGGGTGCATTTTCTCTTACTTCCGAAATTAAAGCGGCGCAGCCTACAGTTACAGCTGCAGTTAATGTTTTACCTAGCCAAAATTTTGCGCCTTTATTTATGTCGCCATATACCACGCGACAAGAAGCCATGGAAGTACCTAGTGTTGCCCGCGCTCGCTCTATTATTTGCGGCACGGCTGCAAGTCTTCCGTTAAAAGCATTTAATAAAATAAACGGAGCGCAAATTGACGGGCGAACTATTTTAACCCAGCCAGACCCAGCGCTCCCTACGGCTGTAATGATGAGCTGGACATTTGACGACCTAGTTTTTCACGACGTCGCTTACTGGCAGATTTTAGAAGTATCTGCTGAAGACAGCCGACCTACACGCGCCCGACGTATTGACCCTATGCGGATTAGTTACAATACCGAAGGTTATAACAATGTAATAATTACTGGCTTCTTTTTAGACGGTACACAATTACCTATGGCTGGTATTGGGTCGCTTATTGTGTTTTATGGTTTAGGAACAGGCGGCATTTTGACCCGCGCTGGACGCACAATTAAAACCGCCTTAGACTTAGAAAAAGCCGTTAGCCGTATGGCAGAAGAACCTAACCCCGCCATGTATATTAAAAACAGCGGTGTAGACCTACCAGCTTCACAAGTAAGCGCCCTGTTATCAAATTGGAAGGCAGCCCGCGCCCAGCGGGCTACCGCTTATTTATCAGGTAACTTAGAAGTGGAAACTTTTGGTTTTGACGCTAGCCAAATGGAATTAAGCGCGAACCGTATGAACACAGCTACCGAAATAGCGCGGCTTATGAATATTCCCGCTTGGTATTTAAACGCTGAAAGCACTTCTAGCACTTACAGCAATACCTTGCAGGAGCGCAGAAGCCTTATAGACCTTTCGCTTATGCCGTTTTTAATTGCTGTAGAACAGCGCCTAAGCATGGACGATATTACACCAAGTACGCAAAAAGTGCGTTTTGAGATAGAAGAATATCTACGGGGAACACCCTTGGAGCGTATTGAAGTAACTGGACGAATGTTAGAACTTGGACTAATTGACGTAAACGAAGCCCGACAAATGGAAGGGCTAGCCCCTAGAGGAAGTGAAACAAATGCTAATTAACTTTGACGGAAAGATAGTAGCTGCAGACGTACCTAACCGAACTATTACGGGCATGGTCGTACCTTTTGGGGTAGCGGGCAATACCAGCGCAGGCGCGGTTATCTTTGAAGCTGGTAGTTTTCAGCAATTCAAAGCCGAAGAAATTATTCTTAATCGTGAACATTCCCGTATTGCCCCGCTTGGACGTGGTATTAGTGGCAGCGAGAGTATAACACCAGCGGGTATTACCATGTCTTTTAAAATTGCCCCTACTAGCGCAGGTACAGACGCACTTATAGAAGCTGCCGAAGGATTACGCCCCGCTTTTAGTATTGAAGCCAGCGCGGACGAATACACAATAGACCAGGGTGTAATGAAAGTAACAGCTGCCACGATACAACAAGTAGCACACGTTACAAACCCTGCCTACAAAACAGCTTTAATTACAGACGTCGCAGCTAGTGAAGACGACGAAACAGAAACCACCGAAGCGGAAGAAGCCGCAACGGAAGCACCACAAGGAGAACAAGTGGAAGAAAATACCGCACCAGTTGCAGAAGAAGTAACCGCAGCCGCGGTTATTCAAGCTGCCGCACCGCTGGCGTACACTACGCCGCGTAGCCCAATTAACACCCAAGCCCGCTTTTTGGAACATTCTATAAAGGCTTCCATGGGTAACCGCGAAAGCGCAGAATGGGTACAACACGCTAAGGCAGAAGACGCTAAGCACTTACAGGCAGCTGACAATAGTTTTACAACTAACCCAGCATTTAAGCCTATTCAGTACGTTTCAACAGTCGTAGATACCCAAATTGGTACACGCGGCGCTATCGACGCTATTGGAACACGCTCACTACCACAAGCGGGTATGACCGTTTCAATTCCTAAAATTACTACTTCGGGTTCTGTTGCAGAAACAGCCGAAGGCGCTGCACCTAGCGAAACAGGAATAGTTTCAAGTTATGTAGACGCTACAGTAAAAGCCTACAAGGGACTTCAACGATACAGCGTAGAATTATTTGACCGCGCAGACCCAAGTTTTTACCAAGCTATGCTTTCAAATATGTTACGGGTTTACGCTCAGGCAACCGAAGCCGCTGTAATTGCAGAACTAACCGCAGGCGGTACAGCGGGAACAGCCGTAGCCGCAGACGTAGACGGAATTGTGTCATACGTTAAGACAGAAGCACCAGCCGCTTACCTTGCAACTGGTGAACTAGCTACTCGTTATATTGCTGGTACTTCACAATGGTCACTACTTATTGGCGCGCAAGATACTACAAAGCGTCCAATTTTCTCAGCTTCACAGCCTAGTAATTCGGCTGGCGCAGTTGGAACACAGTCACTACGCGGAAACGTAATGGGTCTAGACCTGTTCGTTTCTAATAAGGCTGTAAGTACCACTATTGACGAAAGCGCCTTTATTGTCGTACCTTCCGCCGTAGCCATTTACGAAAGCCCAGTATTACAGCTTTCAACAAATGTACCTACTTCGGGCGAAATTGAAACAATGCTTTACGGCTACCTAGCTGTTAAGACACTTGTTGCAGGCGGCGTACGTCGTTTCAACTTAACCTAATTTAGGTTATAAACCGTAGGGGCGGTGCTGCCCTGTGCCGCCCCTACACCCCTAATACGAAAGGTTTAACCAATGGCAATTATTAGTATTGCAGAACTAAAAGCGGTACTGGGTATTGGTTCAATTTATTCAGATGCGGTAGTCCAACAAGTAGCAGACGCGGCTAGTGACATTATTTTAAGTTACTTAGACTTTAATCGGTCTAGCATAGTAGGCGTAGAAATTACTAGTAACGTGGCAACTTTTTACACAGCTGAACCGCACGACTTTGTAGTAGGGCAGACAGTAACTACCGTAGGTTGTGGCGCAACTTTTAACGGTAGCCAAGTTATTACAGTACGCAGGGCTTCAAGTTTTGACGCGGCATTAGTAAACGCAAATGTAATACTTACACCTATACGCCCTTATGGTCGGGCTACCCTGACTTCACAAGCTGCACTTTTTGACGCAAATGCTAGCGTACGGGAAGCCTGTTTAGCCCTAGCGGTAGATATTTGGGAAACGCAGAAGGGCACTATGGGGCAGCAAGGTGTAGATTTCGCCCCAGCACCTTACCGCCTTGGGCGCTCTATGCTTCAGCGCGTAATGGGTCTACTAGGTAAAGACGTAGACACTAATGCCATGGTGGGTTAATGGCTAATTTAGTATCCTTGCGCGATAGTATAGCCAGCGATTTAAGCGCAGCTGGTCGGGTAGTTTATGCGTTTCCGCGTGAACAGATAACCCCGCCCGCTATCGTGTTAGTACCTGCAAGCCCTTATATTACGCCCGTGTCTATTGGCGGATTAAGTAATCGGCTAAACGTACGTTTTGCTTTAACCGTAGTAGTTGGCGCAGCTGATAACCAAGCCGCCTTAGCCAACATTGAAACTTTAATGCTAGACGTATATAACGCTCTACCAAGTGGAACGGGAATTATAAACGGTTTTTCACAGCCCCAGATTGAAGAAGTATCTGGAAACATAATGCTTACCAGCTCATTAACTATTGAATTGGTAACGACCAACTAACAAACAAAAGGAAGGGTTAGCCCAAAATGGCAACTTATATTACAGGTAGGGACTTAACCCTTACTATTGACAGCGAAAACTACGACGCGCAAGCTTCGACAGTAACGCTTACTACTGAATTAAATCAAGCCGTATTAGAAGTATTAAGTGGACGCGCTTACAAAACTATTGACCAGATGGCTACGCTATCGGTTGAAATGTTTGCAGACTGGGGCGCGGCAGGTTCACTTTGTGAAGCTCTTTGGGACGCCGCTTTAGCTGCACCAGATACCGCCATAGTTGCAACTTTTGAAGCTAATGGCAGTATTTTTACTATGGACGTGTTTCCTAACTACCCAGTAGCGGGCGGCGGCGCTGTAGACGTATTAACTACAACGGTAGACCTTGTTGTGGTAGAAGGCACAGTAACCCGAACTTAACTAGAAAGAACAGGGCACTAAATGAAAATACAACTGAAAATAACTACTTTAGATGCACAAGTAACTAATGTAACTGCTATTGTTCCCGACTTTGTGGCTTGGGAAAGATACAGTAAAAGAAAAATTAGTGACTTATCAGGCGGTATAGGTATGGAAGATTTAGCCTTTCTAGCTCATAGCGTTTTGAAGCGTACTGGAGAAAATGTAAAACCTTTTGACGGCTGGGTAAATTCTATTGAGCTAATCGAGGTAGAAGAAGAAGACCCAAAAGCCACGAAGTAGGTAGTATCCAGCGGCTATTGCTAGAAATTGCAATAGCTACTGGTACTAGCCCTACAATTTGGGAAGAAAGAACGGCTGAAGATTTATTAACGGTTATAGAGATTTTAGAAAGGCGCGAACGTGGCAGGTGAAAAAGAAACAATAAGTTTCAAAGCTGACCCTAAAGATTTAAAACACGTTTACGCAGCTTTTAAAACATTAACCGACGAGGCTAACAGCGAACTTAAGTCACAAGTTACGGCTATTAGTGCTTGGACGGCAGCCAAAATACAGGTAGCTGCTAGTCAAGCTCAATATATGCCAAAACAGGCTTCAAGGGTAGCGGAAAGCATACGCCCTAACAAAGACCGCATACCTAACATAACCGTAGGCGGAAGCAAAAAGAGCTTTAGCGGCGGCGCAGCTGTAGGTGAAGTTTTATTTGGCTCAGAATTTGGCGCAGAACCTTACTTAGCTAGGCGTAAAAATGGTTCTAATCTGGGTGCTAATACATTTGGTACTAATAAAGGGCGACGTTTTCCGCCTATGTCCCCACCTTTAAATGGCGGTAACGAAGGGTATTGGATTTTTCCAACACTACGCAGGGAGCAGCCATACATAACAAGCGCTTGGACTGAAGCTGTAGAAAATGTTTT